ACGTCTTAAAACCTAATCCTGCTGCCATTTGTACTCCCTAGTAACTTAGGACATTATAGTCTAAAGTGCCATAAATCGTATCATTTAGGATAAATGCGTCTATGACTGGCTCTAATGTCGTGAACGTGGTTTTCCAACTATTCGGTGTGATATTCATTCTCACGCCAAAAATCTGTAGTGTTTTTTCTAGCAAAGACCCACCTGGCTGGGTAGTGATTACTTTTATCGGATCAAAGAAATCTAGGTCTAGGGCTGCAATAATGCCTGTATTGTAATTGTTTGTGTATAAATCTAGGACTATTGAGTCCACTCGTATGCTTGTCTCAGCTCTACTGGCAACATAAGCCTGGGCATAATCTAAGGCTACGGCATCGGTCTGCATAAGTAAGTTGTCTAGAAAGTAGCTGTGTAAAAAATACTTGTCTATGCTGTCTTGGTTTGACGCTACCTGCGCTGTGCCACCTACTCTAGTAATTGTGGCTTTGTTAAATATAAGCACATCGTTAAGAATCCAACTAGCATCAAAGTAATCTATACCTGTGCCGTTATCTGCAAATATTGTAGGTGTGCCGCCAATAGATCCTGCGGTTACATCTCTATCTTGGAATATAAAATTATTATCTGCATCTACATAGATTGCGCCATACTCGCTTTCACTAGCAGTAAACAAGGCTTGCAGTGCTGTGCGGTTAGTGCCCGGATCATTCTGTAGCGTGGTTAGCCCTGCATCTATATCTCGCTGTGATGCTGGCCAATTTATTTGATCAAGTATTTGATTTATACGTGTGCCAGATAAGTCGCCTGCGGTTGCACCTGTAACTGTGCTTATCTGTGCTACCTGCGCTAATCTAAATGCATCTACAGCTTGTATAGTTGTAATGGCTACATCTTCGCCAGACTCACCTGGGTAAGTTGTTGTAAAGCTGGTAATAAAACCTGAAAATATAGGATAAGTAACACTTCCGTAAGTTGCAGTAATCTGCACTTTTTTCATAGGTGTTAATAAATTATAATACGGGCCAGTAACATTTTGCGGATTAAAGTCGCCATTTTGATCTACGATGCGTAAAGTAAGTGAGCCTGTTTGAAATTGATCTGATAGAGCTGTACGGCCTCGGTTAGTCTCTATGCGGTTAACTTGATTTGACACATCTACAATTACAGATGCGCTGTCGCCTAGTATGTTAGTGTCTAATATTCCTGTATCTAATATCATCGCTTGAGCAAAACTGGGGCCAGTGCTAAAGTTAATTACAGCATTTATTACTGGTATTGGCATTAAGGTAATCCGCCATTTGGTGCAATGCTATATCCACTGCGATTAGCGAGTTGAATACTTTCAGCCATCATTTGAGCAAACCTATCACCTGATGGTGAACTAACTAATAAGTTTACATCTAAGGATCTATTGCCTGACTCCCTAGCTCTTTCGGTTGCTATTTGTGATACGTTCATACCAGCATAAGAAGATGAGCCTACTAATTGAGTTGCTAGATCTTGGAAATAACTAGCAGGTTGTGAAGGTAAACCCGGTGCGCTGACTTTAGGTGCTGCAGAAGGTATGCCAAACTGTGTGTTAATTAACTCTATTTGTGCATTAATTCTATTTATTAAAGATCTAACTTGCACTAAAGCAAACTCTGTAAGACTTTTGCCAGCTGCTGCGGCTTCTGCTGATAACTTCTTCAGTGCATCTACTGCTTCCATCTCAGCCAAATACTTTTTAGCCATAGCCTCGTTATTGTCTAGGATTGCTAGCTGTGCTTTTAGGCGTAACTTAGTCTCTTCATCGGTTGCGCTATTTAAGGCTGCGTTTAAGCCTATGCGTTCTAGGTCGAACTTCTTCTTTAATTCTTCTACGTTTTTATTCTCGATAGCGTTTTTAGCTGTTAATAAATCGTATTCTTTTTTCTTAGCTCCTGCTAACTTAGCGTCTATGCGAGCATTTAATATTCTGATTCTGGCTAATGCTGAGTTTTCTTTTTCGCTTATAGGTCGTTTACTAGTCGCTAAGCCACCTATAGCATCTACACCTATAACACCAAAAGCACCTAATACAGCAGCTGGTTTTTTACTTAAAATTGCTAACGCTAATAAACCTGCTTTGAATGAAGGATTTTGTACAAGGTCAGTAAACTTTTTTATTAACTTTGCCATTTCAACAGTAGCAAAGGCTATGTTATCGCCTAGATTCTCAAAATCTGTAGAAAGGCCAGATATTGATTGATCCTTACTTAGTATAACTAGTGCATCTACTAAGCCTGTGCCAATAGATTTAGTCGCTTCATCTGCGCCTTTTTTCAGCACATCCATCTTGCCAGCGTATGTATCTAATCTAGCTGCTGCCTGACCACTAAACTTTTTCTCTAGTTCAGACATGATTTTATTCATGTCCCCAGTCGCTAATATGTTTTTATCTATGCCAGTGTTAAGTCCGTTAATTGCTTTAGTTTGCCCTCTTACACCTGCTGCTATTGCACCTACTACTGTTGCTAAGTTTTCACCTGTACCTGCACTTATATCTAATGCAGCCTCTAGTGAACGCTGTGCAAGATCTACAGAGCCAGTAACGTTTAATAATGTCTTAAATGGTCCGCGTAAGTCTGTAAGTATTGCATAAGTTTTTTCTAGACCTTTTATATAGGCTTCTACTTCAGTTACTCTGAATGCGTTGCCTGTGTTTTCTAATTGCAAGGCTAACGATTTGGCTGCTGCTTCATCTTCTGCAAAGGCTTTAACTGCCTTCTTACTAAATGCTACTAGTGCTGTTGCGCTAAATGCAACGCCAAATACTCTGGCAAATTGTTTAATTTGTTTAGAAAATACATCTACATCCTGCTTGGCTTTCTTTAACGCTTTACCATTCCAGGTTGCTAAGGCCGAGACGACTACATTGGCCACTATGCCACCTTCTTTAATTCTGTAGAATCATTAAAGTAATCGACTGTTTTATTTATAGCCTTTGATATTGCATCATAAATTTTCGGACTTTCCGTAGACCATGCTTTATAAATTAAGCGACCTTTAGTTTTCTTAGTGCCACCGCGTAGACCTGGAATTTTAGGCTGTGATGTTAGCTCTGGTAGATCTGTAACAAATTGATTACCTGCAAATGGGTTATTAGAATTGTATGCCCTTGTGCTACGGCTTTTACTCCTACTGCTACCAGATTGCTTAAATGCAACTACTCCGCCACCTTGATGTATAGATGTAAATGGTGCGCGACCTTGTGGGTTTAATCTGCCTGCTGTTTCGTATATGCGACCAGCTGCGCTTATATTGTAGACATAGTTTTCTACTTGGAATCCGTTTTTTTGTAGCCTGTTTTTGCCTTCTTTATAACCTATGCCACCTCTGACGTTAGCAGCTTCGTACTTAGGAAATGGTCTGTAATTTATAGGTGATGTTATTGGCTTAGACCAGCCGGACAATACCTCAGTATTACTAGCTACATAACTTTTAGATAGAGCTTCTACGCCACGCATTAAAGGTGTTATGGCCATGCGAATACGTGTGTACATATCCTCATCTATAAAACTAAGACCTCTTTGGACATCATCTACGCCTATTACGTTGGCTGGCATTTTTGATCTCCTTTGCTCTATCGCTAAAAACTTGCACTATTGCTTTTAGCATCTCTGAGTCCATGTTAATAAACTCACTAGGCGCAATCCCAGTCTCTACACTTAAAGCAGCCACTGTGTAGAGAATGGAGTCACGCGGTACTATTTTTTTTCTTCGTCTAATACCTCGACAGTTTCTAGGCTGTCAATAAATTCTGCACCAAATATGGGTACAGTTACGTTAGCCCTACGTAAACATTCCCATGCTAACCAATATATTGTTGATTGCATTTCGCTATCACGCAGGGCTTTACTGATACCCATTTTTTCTCGTAATTCAAATGCGTACTCAACTCCCGGCGTAATCTTGTGTTCAGATACTTCGCCGTTAGCCCTTGTAATCTTTAGCATTGCCATTACTACTCCTTAAGGTGTGGTATCTACTACGATAACACTTTGGCAGGTAAATGTAATTGACTGTGTGCTTATGTCGCCTACTGCGCCGTTTACATCCTGTGTGTTATTTACAAGTACTGTGGTTTGATACTCTGGGTTAGTTGCGCTAATTACTGCAGAAGTTTGCTTTAGTGTTAGGTTTACAGTAGTACCCCATGCAGCCTGCAGCGTTGCGTTAACGTTGCTTGCAGCTGTGTCATTTAAGAAGTCAATAGTAATAGTGCTAGCCTCTAGGCCCTTTGCAAACTTATGTGCAGTATCGCCCATAGCTGTTACTTCTAATTCATCAAATGAACGGTTAATTGTTACGGCTGTTACGTGATTGCTTAGATCCACGCTGTTCAGAGTAACAACAACGCCATTGCTTAAATAGATTGCCATTATTCGTTGTCCTCATCTTTTCTAGCCGCTGGTTTTTTAACCGCTGCTGGCTTGTCGGTAATCTGGCCTATCTTGACCAGAAAGTCATATTCTTCTTCTGTAAATCCTTTATAGCTCATGTTAACTCCAACTCGTTAGGATTGATACTGTTATCTCAGATACTAGCAAGTCGCCACTAGCTGCGTTGACTATAGCAGGTGCTGAAATAGTAGATATGTTTAGTGTAAGACTTGATGCCGCTAGTTTAGTTACTACTGCTAATATAAAATCTTCCATGCCTGCTAAGTTGCCTTGGTTGTCAAATGCTGGTGTAGTCATAAGAATCTTAAAGTTTGCTAAAGGTGCAATAGTTATGTAATCATTATTGCTAGGTGTTAAATAAGGATCACCAGGTGTAACTACTACGCTGTTAGCTAGTAGTGTTGCCGGTGGAAATGAGAAGGTTGACCACACGCCTGCGTTTGCTAAGTCTGTTGCAAGTGTGCTGCGTAGTGTGGTTATTGCAGCTGGCATTAGCCGACCAGTGAGTTAGGACTAGAATACGGTTGGATGAGACCACGCACTCTGTTAATCAGCTGATAACCCATCCGATATGGGCTGGCAGTGATCCCATCCATACCGACCCCACCAGTCTGGCTGACTTGTCTAGCTTGCCAGATATCTACGGCTACGATCATGGCCGCTTCTCGTATTGCAGGGGTGCTCGCATAAGCTTGGGTCTTGTTGTCTGGGCCTGTGGCTACGCCATAAGGTACTACCTTGTGAAAAGTTTGATTTGATGCTGTCTTTGCATATTGCACAAATGAATATCCGCTTGGGTAATTATTTTGTCCGTACTGATACATAAATACTGGTATAAGGCTAGTTGTACCTGTGCTTGGCGGTATTGTGCCAGTAATTGTATATGTGCCATTAAATGTAGCACCACAGCCAGATACAGTTATTGATTGAGTTGCCACAAATGCGTTTGGATTAGCAAGCATAAGTGTTGCCACGTTATTTTGTAATGCTGTGCCTACTACTGGTGCAGTGTTAAACCATAGGTATTGATTAACTAAATCTTCTGCTGATTGGCAGCATTCTTCAACTGTTGCGGATGTATAAAGTGTGCCAATACCTAAATTACTGCGTAACTCAGCTTCGGTTACATAACTAGCTGGCATCTTTACTCCTTGTCTAAAAAAGCTCCCCCAGGGCTAGGGCTACTAAACCCCAGGGGATTATTACTAAATGGTTCTTATCAGGTTTTCTTGTACTTTAAGATTCCGTTAGGCATCTTGGCAAGTGTTGCCATGTATCCATAAATTGCAACCTGTACCTGTAGATTTGAAACTACATTAACGCTCATAAAATTTTGCGCGGAACGATATACAGTGAAAGCCTCTGGTGCAAGGATTACTGCAGAATCGTCGTCAAATGTAGAAGCTGAGAAGTTTTTGTCCACGTACAGGTCTAAGCCAAGCACAGATCCACGAATCGATTGTGTGCTAACTTGACCAGCAGCGTTCATAGGTTGCAAAGCCGAAAATACGGGTCTTTTTGTAGTATCCTGAGCTCCGATCAAAGCGCCCCATTGTGCTGGGTTCGCAATGTAGTTCTGTGCAAAGTAACCAGTGTTTTTGTAAATTTCACGTGCGCCTTCTGTAGTAAATGCAACGATACCATCTAGATCAGCAGTTGTGTTTGTGCCGTTCATACCAGCTGCAAGAATTGCAGTTAGTACTGTGGTATCAAGTGTCTTCAAATATGCTTGTGTTAATTGATTAGTTAACTCCTCATAAAAGCCAGGATATCCTGCTCTTTCTAGAAGCTCAATAGATAGCGTATTCATGCCACTGTATTTAGATACAGTTGCTGATAAATAATTTGTTTCCATTCCTGTTGCTGCTACTGCGCCGCCTTCGGCTTCTACAGTTACAGTTGGTGCTACACCTGTACCGCCGCCACTTGATGTAACAAGTGAAGGTACATTGATAGTTAAACCGTTTGGTGGTAATACGCCTTGTGAACATGCATCAATAGCAGGTGTGCCAAAGCGTGTGTTAGTTACAAACTCGGCTAGATATTGTGTTGGATTAAATGCGCCGTTATTTGAGAACGCATCATCGGCAGCTGTTACATATAGCTTTGAATCGTCATTACCTAAAGCAGCCTTAATCTTGTGCTCTGTGTAAGCAGCCATAGATGTAATTGGCGTACGAATAGATGTTTGTATTAGTGGTGCTGTAATTGTTGGGCGTGCGGCTTCTACTGTAGGAGTAGCAGCCTCTGCCTTTGCTTCTTGTGGTGCTGTTGCTAAATCTTCCACAGGAGTCTCGCTTTCTTTTATTGGATTGGTGTCCTCTGCTTCGTTTTCACTAGCAGCAACTTTAGTTACCTGAGCGTTACTAAACGCTGGGCTTTCTACTAGGCTAACCTCTTTTAAGATTGCGCTAGTTACATATAAATAATCTTTTTTCTGCACAGATTTGTTTACGTCTACACCTACAGATAGGCCGTCAATTAACTGCTCACTTGCTAGCACTAAAGCATCTTGGCCTTGCATAGATGCACTGATCTTAAAGCTAGCGTATATGCCATCTTCTGCTTTGTTAAACTTTTGCATGCGGCCTATTGGCTTATCGGCTTGATGTTGCATAAGCATCTTAACCTTACCTGGGTCACCTATCTCTATTGAATTTTTAGCGAATACAACTTTTCCGACTGAAGTATTCCCGACCTCTTCAAAGGGAACGATCTTGCCTGCTATAACTCTGCGCTCATTATCTGCGCTTTCTATTTGACTACTGAATGTAAGTAGCATTATCGTTCTCATTTCCGTTAGGTGTTAGGTCTTCCATTTCTTTTGCTTGCTCTAGGTCTATAAGTCCTAGGGTTAACATTTTCTCTATAACTTCTAATCTTGCCTTATCGTCTGATCTTAAAAATGTTTCTGAAATATTGAAGCGCACAGTGTGGCCATTGGCTGTAATATCATTCATGCTTAGACGATCTTCTATTGCACAAATGTAAGGCTGTAGAGAATACGAGACAAATTCTTTTCGGTTTTCTACAGAATTTTGATAGGTGTAACTGCCGTTCATATCGGCTGAAATATATATTGCAGGTACGTTCATGGCACGTGCAATTTGAGTAGCCAGGTATTGTTGCGCCTCGTTATACATCATATCTTTAGGACTAAAACCCACTGCCTCGTAAGATAGTGTGCTAGTTAAATATGCTGTGCTTCTATTTTGACGTGCTGATTTCCATGCGGCTAATAATCCTTGTACTTGTGATTCTGGCATATCTGCGCCAGTGTTTTTAATAAATCCTGTTGCCATTGGTGTTGCAGCGGATACAGCTGCGGCTTTTTCTAAATCTAATGCACTTTGTATCGTTCGTGCAGACGTTTGTAATACGCCTTGTGTCAATCCCTGGAAAGTGATAAGACTACCAATACCAGCAGACATAGGTGCTTTAACACCATCTACAAAGTATTCATTTACTTCTGTGCCAAATTTGTTAGTAGTGAATGTAACTCGGTTATTAGCAACCCATTCAAATCTTGATGGTCGTAAATCATCTGCATACAATTCTGTAATGCGCCAATATGCGACACCGTAAAATATAAGACTATCGACAGTCCACGAGATAGTGACGGATCGTGGCTGTCGAATATCTGGCTGATCGCACCAGAGTGGCTTCGCTAATTCTGCACCTGTAGATTTTTTATACAGCTCTAATGGTAAGTAACTTACCACACCTGCAATTAAATTACGGCAACGCGAGACAGCTGGTACTTGCATGGCAAGGTTGCGATCTAATCCGCCAGGGAAATTACCTACACCTGTTGTAAATGAACCATAGCCATAAGCTGTGTCCATAATGGCAGGGGCGTATTGCGCTTGGACAGATTCAGTTTTTTTGGTTATACCCAAAGCAGACAATAGACCCATATATATACTTTATACCATAAAACGGACTAATGGTGCAAGTTACGCAAATATTTGCGCGGTTTGTTGTGGGCGTGTCAACTGGCTTACAACCATAGCCAAAGATATTGCAGCTGTAACATCACCGGCAGATTTTCTACGTATTATGCGCCAGCCTGCATCGCTAGTCTTAGCAGCACAGTTATTTAGGTGCTGTACTAGATCTGCCTGACCACTATGCAGCATTCTGCTATTAGCCATAGCATCTGATAGATCCGAGCATGCCTGGTAGAAGGCTTGACCTGATACATCTTGCATACGCCATCCGCTTTGCTCTAATCGTGTAGCTATTGACTGCGTGGCATACTTGTCAAAGCAGATTATATGTGGATGGTATTTACGTGCCCACTCATTTACATCACTTGCCATCTTAACCTCATCTATTGCAATATCACTATGCCAAAGCTGTGCAAGTCCGACTGCTATCTTGCCGTCTTTCATCTGACCCATAATTAACGCACCAGATCTGCGTGTAGGTGCAATATCAAAGGCCATTATAGTCATAGGCCCGACAGGGATCTCTAGCGTACTGTCGCTGCATGCTTCTATACTTCCATACACCCAAGGGCTAACTGCGCTATCTACCCACTGGCATAACATCTCAGTACGTGTAGCTTCTATGCTGTTTGTGTTTACGCTTTCTTCTAGTGTCTGCTCTGTAATTAAATGCCCTAGTGCGGGGTTAGCCATAGCCCACGCTTTGCGATCATTTATTTTGCAGTGCTGTGTTGCGCTGTATTCGTAGTAACCTAGATTGTCCGGCGGATAAGACTTGCATCGCTCTACTAAATCGTTAAGTGTTGTGCTAAATCCATCACCTGCGTTACTTGTCATAAGTGTCATAGCGTTAGGTCTTGCACGTGTCACTGGCAGTGCAGCTGTGTAGGCTTCTGGTGTCCACTCACGTAACTCATCTATGTATAGAAAGTCTGCAGTCTTTCCACGTGGTGCATCTCGTGTAGCTGCTGCTATCTCATACCTTGCGCCATTAAGTAAGCTAATAGATTCTTGACCATTAGCAAGGCGTATCTGTCTTACTTGCTTTTTTAGAAACTCGTTATCTTCTATTGTGTATGCAACCTGCCTAAACGTATCTAATGCCATATTACGGTTAGAAGACATACCCAGCACGTTCTTAGATCCCCATAGGAAGAGATGCGACAGTATTAGCATACGTGCCAGGTGCGTCTTGCCGTTTTGACGGGCAACTAATACTAGAGCTGTTTTCTTACGCCACATACCAGCATCATCAATAGATAACAAATCATCTAATACCCAGCGTTGCCAGGGTATAAGCGGCAAGCCAATTTTCTCGGCTAGATCTGCTACTTCTTGTGATTTAGATGGGCCTTTTAATAAAGGCGTGTGAATTCTAGGCTCAGTGCTGCCAATCATTCCCATAATAACCTAGCACCATTTAGATCGTTAAATATTAAAATTACACTGTGAAAATGATTAGCTTTAGTGTTTTGCCCACTTTCAGATATGTAGTTAATCCTTCTGCTAGGTACGTAAATAGTTGGATAACCATATTTTTTGTATAGCGCATGCCTACCTTTACCGCCTAACGCATCAATAGGTAAAACTAGGGCAGAAGGCTTACCGCTTTGTAAACATTTCTCAATAACCTTATCTTTAATGCTAAATGGTGGGTTAGTAATTAAATAATCGTATTCGTAATCGCTAGTAAGCCAATCAGTCATATTATGCAAAATATTGTAGTTTTGTGCTTGCCCATATCTAACAAAATGGCTTACAGCTGTATCAAAGGGACAAATAACCGTAGAGTTAGGTTTAGGCTGCAATAACTCATACATAAGAGCTACTGTCTGCTCAGGCGTGTACCATTCGTCATTTTTTTCTATTTTTGTAATGCCGCTTAATAATTTCATCCGACCCCTCGTGGGCTCTGTTTCATTTCCGTATCACTCTGCATCGAAGTTAAGCGTATCAGGTTTAATAAATGGTGAATCCGGCACTGTTCGCACCGTCTCAGGGAGAGAACGTTGTGA